AGGAAGCCGACATGACTGACCGCGAACTATTGCAGCAGGCGTTGGATGCGTTGCAGGGAAATTGGCGAACCGATGAAAGCGATAAAGCAATAGAAGCACTACGCGCCAGACTAGCGCAGCCAAAACCGGATTACGAAGCCGAGTTTATAAAACATTGGAACGAAGGCAAAGTGCGGCGCGTGTTTGACGGTAAGCGAATGGTTCCAGAACGCGAATGGGTTGGGCTGACGCGTGAAGAACTTGCTGAGATAGCAGAGTTTCATTTTCACGGCGCGCTATCTGCAAGAGAATTTTATGACGACATCGAAGCCAAGCTAAAGGAGAAGAACACATGAAAGCATATGAAGAAATTGATTTTCCCTCTGGAACAATACGATGGATAAAAGAAGGTGATCAGTATGTATGCCGTATGCCTGAAGAGCTGATGGACGACATGAAATTTATACACGACAGTAAAAACTATGCCGATTACTCTACACAGCGTGCGGTTTTAATTGATTATCTACGTGTAATGGTAACTAGGGGTGATTGGCATGGGGTATCTGATGCTGCAAATGATTTGCGTGTATTAGAAGCGGAGAGGAATAATAATGGATGATCCAGACGAGTGGGTGATGTGGGTGTGCATAGCTTTAGCTTTTGCTGTTGTGATAATGATGACCCAAGGAGTAATTTAATGCTGCCACCTAATTGCCAGGCACTTTTGATCGAAGCTGCCATGACTAAAGACCTAGACAAAATACAGAATGCTATTGACCTAGTGCGGTTGTTGTCACCTGAAAGTTTCTTGCAAAATGATAAAGATATGAACAGCCGTAAGTTCTACGGCAGGCCAGCCAGTTCGTATTGGTCGGGTATTTATAGGGCTGAAAAAATACTTTAAAAAAGTGCTTGCACAGGCTAATCGTTTAAGTTATAGTTACACCACTGACACATTGATCAGGACAGCGAATAGGAGCGAATCATGACTACATACAAATGCGATTGCGGTTGGACAGGAGACGAGTTAGCTACGGCTGTATGCAACCATTCGGGCGAGACAGAACAAATGTGTCCTGAGTGCCATACGCACGAAGTAGCGTTAACCGTCGTTGAGGAGTTGTCATGAAGCCAGTCCAAATCGAATACACATTAGATATATCTAAGCTTGAAGAGCCATTAGATGTGATCTTGAGCGTAAATTATTTCCATGAGTCAAAGCCTAACCGCAGCAGCCGTGACAGTGATTGGGACTATTATGGGTACGTTGAGATTGATTACGACATTATTGTCGATGGCAAGGTATCGCGTGAGCTGTGGGATATGCTGACTTCGAGAGAAGACGAAGATATTAAAATTGCAATCCATGAAGCAATGACTGAAGAGGCTTGATTATGATTGCATACTGCGACTACATATCACACACAATCCGCGAAGCTTTGGTCAAGGACTCTGACTGGATGCTGGCTCATGTGGGCAAGATACAGTGGGACTTAGATGAGAACGGGGTATTCCAGGGAACGTCTAAGACTATCCTGGTAGAAGATGACCACGGCAAGAAGTACAAGATTACGGTAGAAGAAGTGGTATGAACAGCGCAGAGGTCAGCAAGGTTTTGGAGACAGAGTTCCTGCACTTAGATGACAGCCTCAAGCCGCAGCTACTAATGCTTTGCTTATCTTTTTGGCATCGTGGTTACGCAAAAGGCTGTGATGACATGGGTGACAAGCTAAAGACTGCATTTGAGCTTAGTTCTAAAAGGTCGTAGTATTAATTTGGGAAAGCGGATGCTGTGGTAGTTCCATAAGCTGCCAGATCAAACAGACGCAGCGAGTACCAACGATAGGGGTGGCTTATGAGAATAGATCTTATTTGCTCGTATGACGATAGACATGCTGCCAAAATACTTGGTGCCCGATGGGATCCCCAGAAAAAGGTTTGGTATGTAATCAGCCCAAAGAACATTACATTATTTGCAAGATGGGTCAGCGAAGAAGTAATGAAGCAGTACAAGCCCAAAAAGAAGAAAGTATCAAAAAGAAAAGAGCTTGAGCCGCACATAAAGAAGTTTAAAAGATTCATAAATGAGATGGATCAGCACATGCGTAGTATATAAATCAAATACCTTAACGGGGGAACGATGAAAGAAGATCAATACGAAGTTGCCAGGCTACAGAACGAATTAGATCGCATGGATAACATAGGCTACGACCTGTATTGCAATCTGGAAATAGCCCTAGACGCATTGAACCAGATAGTCGATATACCTAACGTAGCAGCCACAGACGCAAGGGCTGTAAAGGATATGGTTAAGGCAGCCACATGGGCATTAGGCATCATCCAAGACGGTAAGATTGCAGAACCTACAAGTTGACATTACACTATCAGCATTCAATCACGCTGAAAGACTGAGAATATGTCTGACACTTCCAATATTGCAGAAGAGCAGCCTAAGCCCAAAAAGAAGATTGGGCGACCATCAAAGTACACCCCAGAGTTAGCTATAGAGATATGTGAACGCCTGAGTGATGGTGAGCCACTACGCCAGATATGTAGAGATGATCACATGCCAGCGTGGACTGCAATATATGCTTGGGCTGCGATTGACAAACAACTTTCCGAACGCATCGCGCAGGCGCGAGAGCAGGGATATGACGCTATAGCTGAGGATTTGCTTCAAATAGCTGACACTCCAATTATGGGTGAGACTGAGACTAGTAGTGCTAATGGCTTGACGATTACACGGCAGGACATGCTGGGGCATAGGAAGCTGCGTATTGAGACGCGGCTGAAGCTACTGGCTAAGTGGAACCCTAAGAAGTATGGCGACCGCCAGATCTTAGCTGGTGATAAGGATAACCCGCTGGAGGTGGCTGTAGACACGAGTGTGTTTGACAGTATGTTGAAGGGCTTTGAGCTGAATGCACAGATAAAGGCCAAGGGTTGAAAGTTTCAATCATGATGCTGTCGCATCACACGGTTCAGTGGATTAAGTCTGCGATTGATTCTGTTAAGAGCCAGACGTACAAGAACTGGGAGCTGGTGATACTGGACGATGCCTCCACAGATGGCACCTGGGAGCTTGCTAGAGGCCTTGTAAAGGGTTCAAAGAAGATTAAGCTGTATCGGAACAAGGAACGGCTAGGAACGGCTGCAGGACGCGCTAAAGCCTACAAGTACTGCTCTGGTGACTTAATCTGCCACTTGGACAGCGATGATATGCTGGAGCCGTGGGCGTTGGATACGATGGTTGAGGCGTTCAGGCGCAGGCCTGACATTCACCTGATATACAGCGACAGGATGGAGATTGGCCCTAAAGGTGAGTTCAGATCGTATGTGCCATCTGAGAACTACAGCCCTGACGCGGTGGCTACATTGGGCTGGCGACACTTCGGGATGTTCAGGAACAGCGTGATGGATAGCATTGACGGCTACAACCCTGTCTTGCCCCACTGTGAGGATGGCGACCTGTTCATGCAGATCGTTGAGAAGTTCTCTGTGACTAGGATGACGTCAGTCATGTATCGGTATCGAGCGCACGACAACAACACAAGCCGCAAGAACGCATCATGTGGGGAATGTAACTACCGCCCACAATGTAACTTTGTTCGCGTATGGTGTAAGCACGCAGGATATGACCACTTAACATTCACGCCTCTACCTAAGCCAGAAGCCCATGCAGAGCCTTAAAGAACGAACAGACAAAAGACGAGCCATGCTAGAGCAAACCAAGAAAGCCGCAGAGAGTATTGACCAAATCGCAGCGAAGCCGTTTGCAGAGCCTGAGGTTGTGGCTATGACGGTTGAGTTCGTATGCGTGATTATTGCTGGCGTGCTCCTGTTGGCTAACTATCCCAATGCCGCCTGCGCGTTGATGCTGGGCGCCATCTACTTAAAGCTCCGTCGATGAGTGAGCTTCTTGAGCTACTGAAAGACCCGACTACTCGTGAGCAGTACGCAAGCCTGCCTGCTGAGTATCGAGCTGCCTTTGAGTGGCGCACGAACTGGATATTGAAAGCCCACCCCTATCAGATACTGCCTTCAGGTGACTGGTGGGATGTATGGCTGATGCTGGCTGGTCGTGGCGCTGGCAAGACTAGGACGGCAGCGGAACAGGTTAGCTGGTGGGCATGGGAGTCGCCTGGCACTCGGTGGCTGGTGAGTGCGCCTACCTCTGCTGACTTGCGTGGCACATGCTTTGAGGGTGACTCAGGGCTGCTGTCAGTCATTCCCAAGATACTGATCAAGGATTACAACAAGACGTTGCATGAGCTTGTGCTGATCAATGGGAGTCTGATTAAGGGCATCCCTGCATCTGAGCCTGAACGCTTCCGTGGGCCGCAATTTCACGGTGGATGGTGTGACGAGCTGGCAGCATGGGAGTATTTGCAGGACGCTTGGGACATGATGCAGTTTGGTATGCGTCTGGGTAAGAAGGTGCGGTTGATCTGCACGACTACGCCTAAGCCTAAAGATCTAATCGTTGAGCTGGTAAGCCGAGAAGGCGATGACGTTGTGCTTACCCGTGCGTCTACGTATGCCAACCTTGATAACTTGGCTGACAACTTCCGTAAGCAGATCCTTCAGTACGAAGGCACCCAGCTTGGGCGGCAGGAAATCTATGCTGAGATACTGGACGCTGAGGACAACGGGATTGTTAAGCGGGAGATGTTTAAGCTTTGGCCTGATGGCAAAGAGTTTCCTAAGTTTGAGTACATTATCCAGTCTTATGACTGCGCCTACACAGAGAAGACTATCAACGATCCGACTGCTTGTATTACGTTTGGGGTGTTTAAGCCGCAGGATGCACCTATGTCCGTGATGGTAATCGACTGCTGGCAGGACAGGCTGCAGTACCCAGACTTGAGGCCTAAGGTCATTGAGGAGTATGAGACAGTCTATGGCGAAGGCCGAGAGCGTAAGCGGGTTGACCTAATACTGGTTGAGGACAAGTCTGCTGGCATCAGCCTAATACAGGACTTGCAGCGTGCTCACTTGCCTGTGAGGGCATATAACCCAGGTCGGGCTGACAAGGTACAGAGGCTAAACATTGTGTCTAACATCATAGCCCGTGGTCGAGTGTGGATCCCTGAGAGTGGGCGGCGTAAGGGATATGTAAGGGACTGGGCTGAAGGGTTTGTCAGTCAGATCTGCAGCTTCCCTGAGGCTACGCATGATGACTTTGTTGATGCGGCTACGCAGGCATTGAGGTATTTGCGTGATGCTGGCTGGCTGGAGATTGACCCGCCACCATTGGAAGATTACGATGAAGATGACTTTGTTGACTCTGGTATGCCGACTAAACGCATTAATCCTTATTCACAGTAGACGATTAGCTAACATCCGTTGATAATTCTGGTATCAACATATATACGGGGGCGGTATGCCTGAGATGAGTCTTTCTGAGTGGTACAAAAGCGGTGGACACTTGCCCCCAGAGACGTCTGATCCTATCCCTGACGCTCCGTCCTTTGGGATGAGGGACATATTTGCTATGAGTGGTATGCCTAAAGATAAGGCAGATGCGTTAGCAAAACAATTCAATAACAAAGAAGATGCTAATTTTGCTATAGGCGGCTCTGCGACGAAGTCAATGGGCAAGAACTTAGTACGTATTATTAATGATGCTGTAAAAGCACAGAAGGCGGCTATCAAGGATGGCGATATAGCAACCGCATTAGCTAAGCAGAATGAGATTAAAGAAGCTATCAAGTCAACAGTCAATTCTCCTGCTATGCCTAGAGCTAAGCCTCTAAGTGATGCTCAGATACAGGCATTTGCTGAGCGCATGGCTCCTCAGATTACTGGTGAGCTTACCCGTGGGAAGTCAGGCGCAACTACTGTAGCAGGCAAGACTCAACAACAATTCCAGAGAGAGAAGACTCTTCCAATAGATCGCACGGTATTACAGGGCGCAAAGGATCCAATGGCTCCGTTGCCTGAGATGACGCTTGAGCAACAGAAGGGCGGCGTGTTATTGGGCTTGCCTGGTGATCCTACCCTTGCCCGTATGCAGTTATCAGGCATTGGTGATGTTGCCTTTGAGCGTCCTGTGACTTTGTATGGTGGCCCACGATATGGGGATGATGAGAAGCTATGGGCTTCCAACATTGCCGGCGCATCTAACCTTGTAGGAGCGGGTAGACGAGCTTCTCAGCAGTATGGTGGCGCTCCTGTCTACGCTTCGTTCATGAAGATGCCAGAAGGGTTTGGATTCGCCCATCACTATCTAGACTCTCTTCTGCAGTACACGCGACCTGACCAATTGCCTAAAGCGGCTAAATTGGCTTTAGAGGAAGATATTCGTAAAGGGTTCAAAGACGGTAAGAAGAAGTATGAGTTCCCTGAATTCGCTGGCTTTGATGATCTTGGGGCGGTATCTGAGCAAGCTTTACGCAATTCAAAATTACGTGGTCATATTGCCGACAGATTAGAAAAGAGCAAGCTTTATGGTTTGCGGCCTGCTGGCGATGTTGAGTTTGCTGTAACGCATCCTGAGCTTACTAACATTGAGACTGGCGCTGGTGGGTTCACTATTGGTGAGTTGCCATTGAACCAACCGTTCTCAGCCTCCGCGCATCCCACTTATACACATGACATACCAGGCAAGGTGTTGGGTCAGACTCGTAACCCAACGCCGTACGACTTGCTATATCGAGATCAGCTAGAAATGGTTAAGAAGAACCCAGTAATTGCAGATGAGCCGTTTGGTACGGTAAAACTGTTAGGTGCTCGTCAAAAGATTGATGAGCAGTTAATCAATGAGATAAATGAATACCAAGAGCGCCTACGTCAATTAACTGGCAAGAAAGAGGGTGGCTTGATAGAAATGGCTGAAGGCGGTCAAGCGTTCCCTCTGCAGGATGAATTTCAGGCAGAGATGGAGCGTAGGCGTAAGCGCCCACGTACTCGTGCTGGTGTTCCTGTTGACGATACTAATGTCATAGGTGGTGCGGCTACTGGGCTGATGAATACATTAGCTGGTGGCTTGCGTGGTCGATTCATTGGTACTGTAGGCGTGCCTGGTGACATTGTTGAGGGCATGAGCGACTTAGAAGGTGCGTTGCCTGTTATGGAGCGCAAGGCTAAGGGTCAGACATTTCCTCAAACGTACAAAGCCCCAGCGCCGTTTAGGTTACCCACGATGGAAGACTTAGACACGATGCTGCCATCTGCTGGTGATTCTCAGGAGGCGAAGATAGCGCAACAGTTAGGGCAGTTTATGCCGTTAACTGGGAGTGAGCTTGCGCCTGCGGGTAGAGCTATGGTGTCAGGTGCTAAGAAGGCTGGTTCTGCGTTAACGCCTGCGTTGGCTGACATGATGGAGGCAGAGCTACGTAAGTCTGGGATGATTCAAGACATCATCAAGCCAGAGGGTGGGAATTGGGTAAAGGATGCCACCAAAAAATATGTTGATTCATTAAGAATAAAACTTCATAACGCTGATCCAGCAATTACTTTATCCGAACTTGAGACAAAGTATGGCAAAGAAGGTGCTGATGAGGTTATTAGCGCTGGTTTGTACCCTAACATACGCGAACACTCTGCAATCAATAATTTTATTGATAAAAAGCTAACACGCTATTTACAAAATGAGATGGGTTCTGCATCTGACCCTGTACGGTTACAAGCTGACACATGGCAGGGAACAAAACAGCAGTTACTGGCTGACAAGCAAAAACAAATTGACAAGGTTATGGCTGATATTCAAAAAGCTCAGCAAGCACGTAATGTAGAGCCAGAAGTGTTGACTCGATCACAGGCTCGTCTTCGTGAGCTTGAGCATGAAAAGTCTTTAATTGAACACAGAAAAGGTTTGCATTATGACCTTCCTCAACAATTATTTGGAACTCCACAAAGATTAAGGGGCTATGCTGGTATGCCCCAAGAGAATGTAGCTAAAAGCCAGGTTGGTAAAAATTGGGAAGATGTAACTGACAAAACAATTAGAAATTCACAATATAAGTTTCAGATTCCTTTTATAGAAAACGATGCATATGTAAGCCTTAAATCATTAGACCCACAAGAACAAATTGCAATGATTCGGCAAATGAATAACGAAAGCCTTAGAAAGTTGGGCGGTGATTTTGCTGTACAAAACCCAGAGGCATATGCATATAGCCTTGATTCTGGCTATCCAGTTAGTGAGCTTGGCTTTGACCATTTAGTCGATGAACTAAGGGGTGCATTGATAAACGATGCGCTTCCTAACAATTTAAGGCTTACAACGAAGACGCTAGATAAGATGAGCGTGCCTCAAGCGGTAGAGCATGTAGACAAGATCAACGCATGGAGGGCAGCACAGAAGGCTGAAGTAAATAAAGCGCGTGCTGCTAATGCTGCTACTGTTGTGCATAAAGAATACCCAGAAGCAGGCATGAAATGGGTTGAGTTAAAGATTCCTGAAATGACAGAAAACTTTAAAGCACCAGACCGATATGAAATAAAAAAGCCAACGCCATCGTCTGAAACTTTTGCAATTTGGGATAAAGAGAATCAACAATATATTACATCGGGTTTAGGTTCTGAAGAGGCTGCGATTAAACATTTACATCAAACAATTAATCAAGGAGCGCTTGAGGATGCCCTCAAGTACGAAGGTGAAATATTGCAGCATTGTGTAGGCGGCTATTGTCCTGACGTTATATCTGGTAAGTCCCGTATTTACTCTTTGCGTGATGAGTCTGGTCGCCCACATGCAACGGTTGAGGTTCAACCAAAAGACATGGTATTTAGCGACCTAGTTAATCATCTTGGTGGGAATGAAGAACTCGCTAACGATTATTTGGCTCGTGGATGGCAAAAACGTCAACAAAGCATGGATGACAAAAGTCCATTGGCTTATGCTATGGAAGAAGCTCAAGTTCCTAATCTTCAAAAAATTAAACAAATTAAAGGCGAAGGTAACAGAGCGCCAAAAGAAGATTTGCAACCATTCGTGCAAGATTTTGTTAAGAGTGGCGATTGGTCGCAGGTTGGTGATCTTCAAAATACTGGTTTACAACAAACAAAAAATGCTCCTTGGAGAAAAAGATTTGAAGATGCAGGAATTGATGTTCCTAATTTTGTTTCAGACAAAGAATATGAAAATTTAGTAAAACAATACTTTGAAAAAACAAGTACACCAGTTGATCCTAAGTTTATGCAAGATACTTATGGCATACCAATGAAGGCCCAAGGTGGCACAGTACGTATGGCTAAGGGTGGATCAGCTAAATCTAGCAAAACACTTAGTGAATGGTATTTAAGTGGTGGTCATCTACCACGTTAATTAAGGAATAAAAATGGCACAAGAATTCCCC